TTCTCAGCCAATTAGCTCCTTGAGCTAAGCCGCCTGCTGCACCACCTGGCCCATAAGCTCCAGCCGCATTTCCTAATGCTTGACCTGCGTAATCTAATAATCCAGGCTGACCCTGTGTGTAGATATTTTCCTGGAATTGAGGACTTAAGCCGAATTGACCCATTTGATTCAAGCCTTGGGCTCCTTGCTGTCTTAGCTGTGCTCTAATCGCTCCAAGACGCTCGCTTAGGTCGGTACCAGCGCTTACGGCTGCATTGCGAAACCCGCTACTTGAAAGCCCTCCTGAGCCCATTCCTGCAAATTGTTCTGATAAACCTGGAATTGTCTCTTCATTGAATCGACGCTGTTCCGGAGCTGCAAACGCTTGAAAGTCGGCGCTATCATCGCTTAATAAACCCCTGTAGTAATCAGCTGTGTCACCAAAAGCACCTCCAGCACCTTTACCTTGTAAAGCGCTTTGCATTTGATTAAATAAACCTTGTTGCTCTGGTCTTAGCGTCGAACGTTGCTCATATTTACCAGGCGTTCCTCTAAAAAATTTACCTATTTCTTTGAAAAATGGCATATGTACTCCTATAATTCCTGTGTATATTCGATGAAGGCATATGCCCTATCAAATGCTTGGGGTGATGTAATCAGAAGCTGGGTTGCGTTCATAATTACATCGTTTCCGCTTATAACTCTTGCTGTAAACCCTACAGAATCTGTACCCGAAACCCACAAGTCTATCAAAGTAAAATTTACATCGAAGGTAATTCCATGTACTTTAGGAGGATTTGCACCAGCTACAAGAGGGCCAACATTCACTACTTTTCTCAAAACGGTTCTGAAGTTCGACGCTGAATTTCCTGGTGGCGTATTGGCTCCTGGAATGAAAGCTTGCCCACTTAAAAGTTCCTCATCTAAAAGCCATCCTATTGTTCTGAGATTAACAGCATTGGATATTTTCTTGAGTTGTTCTACAAGAAATTGACGTCCCTCTTCCCACTTTTCTGGCACGGTATCGTAAACAGGAAGATAAGCTTCTAATTCTTGTGATGACTGAGATGACATTATCCATTCCTCAATACTGAGACACTCAAAGTAGGAAGAAGAGTGGAAAATCCTTGACCATCGGCTCTCCATAGCTGTACTTCAACGGATGTGGTGAGCTTTTGACCATAGGCTAACACGCATAGAGTGGCCAAGGGAGGAGTACCCAATTGCATAGCTGTTAAAACAGTATAATTTGTGTCTGGAAATGCTACAGCAAAATCAACACGAAATCTTCCTGTTCCCATTGAAGTGATACTTGTAATTCCGAACCCAAAAGGACGTAAAGCTATAGGATTTGTTGTGAATTCTCCAAAAACTCGCACTGGCATCATAGGTTCGACTGTCGCTAAACCGTCTCTTTTCCAATAAGGCCATGTTTCAGATGAACCATTGGTAACTCCGTACATATCTCCATAACCAGCAGCAGGTGCCGGAGCTGCTATATTACCTGGCAGAGTAACCTTTTTATGGAAGCCATTATTGGCCGTTTGATCAGAAAACTGAAAGTGATCAACACCAAAACTATCATCGGCTTTGTTGGTATTATTCGCTAAGATAGGAGCACTTACGCTTAAATCGTCCGTTGCTACTGGTTGGTTTCGAATGTATGAGGCCATAATTTACCTAAATATTATTGAGTTGAGTGCCCGCAGGTCTTATCCATAAAATTTGATAATCAATTTGCACGTCTGATTCTTGTTCAATGCTAATAAGTTGAGCATTGGAAAGTGTCCATTGAAGGGTGACAAAATGTCCCCATACAGAGCAAAAGACTCTTTGGTTGTTTTTTATACTAGAGATTCCACCTGTCTGAAATGTATTGACGGTTGTGTTGAAAAAAGGATCAGGTAAAAAAGTTATAGGATTGATATTCTCCGGCAAAACATTGACCGGGCTACTGTTGTTGTAGTCAAGATATACATTTAGAGTAACGGCCCCACTCTCTGTAGTATCCATCAAGAGATCGACATATCCGAGCTGAATATTCTGCCCCTGTTCAAGAAAGTTAAACTTCTTGCTAATGATACTAAACCCGTCTCTTACTGCTATTTGACAACCACCACCATAAGTTCCAGGAGGATCGGTTTGAGGTATGGTAAAATCAAGAGTAGTAGGAGAGTATTTCCATAACTGGAATGTATTTAATGGGTCACTGGAAGGATCGATAAAAATAGCAAAAGCATTGGTATAGCTCCATGTTCCACCACCTGCATAGGCAGTGAAATTGGTTGAGTCAATCCCATCAAGAGTGAACGTATTTACGCCTGTAACCGTGATGATATAGCTTAAGCCGTTGAGTTGAACCATCCCTGTGACACCGGAAATATCGATTCTAGATCCTGTCAAAAGACCATGGTTAGCACTTGTGATTTGACATGGAAAAGACTGAGTCGCTCCGGTAATTGTACCTATCCTAGGGCTATTTAGGCTTGCTGCAAAAGGATCTGTTGAAGGTAGATCATGGATCGTAATCACTTGACCCGTCACTAGATTATGATTAGGACTCGTTACGATCGTGGGAGTGGTTGTATGGCCAACAATATTCGTGATGAAAAGAGTTACATCATTGGTTGTTTTAGGAGATAAATTGGATGAAAGTTTATGAACGTATCCTTGCTGATTTCCCCCTACAATAAAAGGAAACTGCGCAGGAACATCAAGCCAAGGGAAATTTGCTTGATCCCATGTAGAATCAGCTGATATCCAAGTACGTGCTACAGCTTCTTGAAAAGTGCCTAAAGCGGTTAAGGAATCGGTAAAGATAGCCCAAGAATCATTCTCATAGTTGTAAACCAAGCGACGATTTGGGAACTTTTGGCCTGGAGTTTCAGCGGGATTATATACATAAGTCCAATATGCTAAACGTTGTTGGAAATCTCGAATACCATGAACGCGTTTAGTACCTTCTTCTTGGTTCTTAAATTCGAAGACTAGGTCAGGTATCTTAATGTCTATACGATCAGATTTGAAGCTATCGCACTCTACTACTCCTTTATCACCAATTCCTACCAGTGAAGTGTCAAATTGTACTGCCGAGAATGTGCTTTCTGCGCCGAGCTCACTATTGACTTTTTCAATTTGAAAAGGAGCAATGGAGCGGCCAGTATAACGCAACTGCCAAGTACTACGCTCACAGTAAATAACAAGATTATCGCGCACAAAGCCAACTGAAATAATGCTCTCAGAAGTAGGAATATCCAGAAAACCGCCCTGTCCACGAATATCATCTCTCCAAGCATTAGGGTTTACAATAGTGACTATGGCGCTAACTGCTGAAAAAGGATTACCAATAGCCGCCCAGCGAATACGATTAGTATAGGCCACAGAGGTGGCTAAATTGGGTCCTTCCAAGGTATTGAAAGTAACCATTCTTCCTCTAAATGGAAGCATAGCACGGGTTTGGGCTAAAACATCTCCGGCGGCATTGATTATAGGAGCAAAATCAACCCACTGCGTGCCGTTCGTATATCTTATGGGATCTCCCGTGAAACCTGTTTTAAAGAAATTTGTAACCCAAAATATCTTTAGATTCCCGTCTCCTACCCAGTAATTGGTAGACCAAAAGAAATCAGAATCGGTGCCTGTCCAAGTAGTACCAGGAATGAACTCTTGCCACGCTCCAACGAAAAAATAGGCATATTTCGTATCAAAAGCTATAAGTTGTTCTATATTAACAGAATTTAGCTCTCTTGAACGAAGTCCCATTACAGGAAGACCAGGAAAGTAATTGAAACTGATAGTAGTTGCGGTGCCGGCACCTGCAGTGGTAGTTAGAGTGACTACACCTGTTTGATAGTTGATCACTCCACTATTGCCAGGCGTAGGACTTGTCAAGGTTCCATTCCCTTGATCCGTAAAGATAATAGCTCCTACGGTAATGACTACACTTCCAGGTTCGATTTGTGCTGTAGCTTCAGGAACAATAGGAGGTACAAGAGTTGACCAGATGGTGAATGTCCAGGGAGAAGCTCCAGAATTGCCCAATGAGAGCAGAGCAAGAACTCGTCGTAGTCTTCCAACTAGATCGAGGCCCTGTCTTCTTTTGATTCTCTCTCTCCATACATATGCATTTTCTAAAACAGGATAAGCGTCATCAGGCAAGATGAAATCTTGTCTGCTTTGCACAAGTCCTGTCTCGTTCTTACGAATGTATAGAGGTTTGTATGACATTTAATACCAGTTCCCCCATGCACCCCAGTAATTTCCGTTTCCTTGGACGCTACTTGAGAAGATTGTGGCATTTCTCTGGCCTATCTCTTCGGCTCCTTGACGTTCTAATACAAGACCTTCTTCGTATTTGAAGGCGTCCATTAGATTATTGACTCCATCAATGTCTTGTCTATCGGTCAAAATATCGATAGCCGCTCCATAGGCAATATATTTTGCCCACTGATTCATGATAGGATTATCAGAATAACTCATGAACTGAACAGGAGTTAGATACGTTTCAACTTCAACTTTATGAGTATATTTTGGCACTGGTCTTATGGTGATCTCGTTATTCCAAAAAAGAAGGGAATAGGGACGGCCAGTGGTATATTGAGAGACAAAAATACGTAAGAGTTGTCCTGCTGCAACAGATACCCCAGACGGAAGGTTAAAGGTAAAGAGGCCAGTTACGTAATTTACCGTACCAATGAGAGTTTGAACCAAATCACCAGGATTACCAGTGTTTAAGTTCTTCATGCCTGGCACATTAGTAAGCGCAGGAGGAACAGAAATGACAGGGTTAGGAACGTCATAGAGAAGATTGCCATTGCCGTCATCAGTGATGGTCGAGGATCCATCAGTGATTGCCACCGATCCAGCACGTACCGGAGTGTACGACAGATTCTGCTGGAAGTTCGGTTGAGCGCCAGTACCTGTACCAAGTACTTCACCCTCAACGAGAGGCGAGGAGTAGTACGGGTTGTTAGGTCCAAGACCAATCGAGTCGAAAACCTTCTGGCCACGGAGAACGTTGCCTTTGGTCGTACCGTACACGAAGTCGAGGTAAAACACTTGCGAAACGGGTCCAAGCATCGGCTGCACGGATACCAACTGATTGGCTACGAGCTCAGGGAAAATTGCCCGAACAAGTGGGAAAGCATATTTCTGGAAATCTCCAATAGAAATAGCTTTGGTGGTTTTACCAACGCCCCCCTTTTGATTAACAAATGATATTATTTGGGTCATCTTTTTACAGGTTCCTGTATTTCCGTATTTACGGATTGCTGTTTTTCCGTATTGCCGTTAAGATGTGAAATCATGCTTTCCAATTCATTCTTGTACCTATTAAGAAGACTAATTTTAAGTTCTATTTTTAACGCCTCTACGGATGAATGGAATTGTAATATCCTCAAATCTAAGCTTTCCACCTTATCATCGTCAGCCTTCATGACTATTTTCATAGTCATTGTCCAAGCATGACAAAATCTATCTAGGATTCTATCTATCTCTAATTCAAAAGGGTTTCCCCAGTCATCAAGTGATTTCATTTCTGACATATTATTATCTCCGTATTTCCGTAAAAACATATTTATGGAAATACATAAAAACATAAATACGGATATTGCGTCAATATAATTTTATGGTATTCTTTAAATACACATCCATGCGGTTTTGGATCGTGGCTTCATTATC